CTTAGAGATCTCTAAAGAGGTAGCCATAATGATAACCTCTAAAGATGCTCCAGCAAATAACTTACTCAGTCCACTAACAGAATAAAATGCTGCTGATGCTGATACTGCTAAAGCTGAAAATGCAATAAGGAATGGGAATATTCTTTCTTGAACCTTTTTCCACATAATACAAAAGTCTTATTTTCTAAAACCCTTATGATTATCTATGCGGTCCAGTATCTGATTGAGTTCATCCATCTTGATAAAACCTGCCATAGAAGCATTCTTCAGGGCACTTATTAGTTGTAATATTATGAAAGGTAAGATAATAGTTTCAGATAACCAACTAGTTCCTGGAAAACCTTTCTCTACCATTAGGATTACTGTTAGGAGTAAAATCCATCCAACTGCTCTCTGTAAAACTCTAACTGCTTTTCTGGTTTGAAAACCTTCTCTCTTGACACCTGCAATGATACCAAAGAAGCCATCAATAAAAACTACTGCAATCAAGGCAAGATATTGCTCTGCATTGCCCATGTAGAGCTCTAGAAAATAAGAGCAAATAAAAGACATAGTGGTGGATACTGCTGCTGCTAAGAAGAGAGTGTTAGTTTTCATGATACAGCGTCAGCTGAGTCAATCAATGTGTATGTAAATGAATTGCCCCATACTTTAGCGGCTTTGTTTACAACTTCCATGAATAACTTAAAATCGTCACTTGCAGCAATAACCTGGCAACCTGCTGACCATTTGTCTACCTGTACTGATTTACCTCCTGGTCTAGCTGTCGCTCTGTGAATATTAATACCGTAGATACCTTCGTGTACGTTCTCTTCAATAAGATCATAAGTATCGTCTTGATTTCCGTCTCTGTATACCTCTAAAGGTTTCTTTTGTCTTAAAGCTTCGTACTTACCTTGATGTAAGCCAATCATATGTGAACCTCTATACTGACCTTCTTTTAGTATTGCTACTCCATGTTTGCTTAGAAGTTGCTTTTCAGTCCAATGTGAACCTGGATCAGTGGTTGCATCAAAGCAATGGAAGTGCCATTTACCTTCTTCGTCTTTGTATGAAAGAGTAATCCAGTCATCAAACTTATTTGTTACCTCTCCGTTTGTATCAGCATTTCTAACTCCTACAATATTAACATCATAGTTGTCAGCTGTAAACCATTTGTATCCTTTTGCTTTTACTGCTGCTTCGATTTGTTCTCTAGTGTAACTCATAATCTATTTCTTTGCAAACTTCTCTATTCCAGCAATACCAAAACAGCCTAAAGTTATTATCACAAATGAGTTGTAAATGAATCCTTGTACTACTAAATCTTTACCCAGGTAACCTGTAATAAGATCTGCTGCTGCAAAGATTACCATTACTGCGAATGATAAAAATCCTATTACATTTTTCTCGTTGACATCATTGTCATCCTTGAACATATCCTTGAAAGCCATAATCCGTTTATTTAAATACTTAAACATATTGCAACATTTTTAGTGAAACTTCTTGATAATAAATAGAAAGGAATAAGAGTGGAATAGAGGTTTTTTAGAATCCACTCAAAATAAGTTCATCAATGTATTCCTGAACCTCTTCTTTGGTTGCAGCTAACTTGAAGCTAAGATCTGCTTGATACCTTTTTGCTTCTTCATCGAACTGAAGTATGACAATAGTAGCAACTACTACAATGGAATATCTCTTTTGAAGGTTTGCTTTTTTAGCAATATCAACAAACTCTAACTCACAGTCAGAAAGATCTTCTATCCAGGGTACATTGTTTGATGCATTCCAACCTGCATTGAAATGAATGACTCTTACTTGACTTTTTGCAAGGGTAGATATTAGTAAAAATGATATCAGTAGTAGAATCTTTTTCATAATCTTTATCTTAGGTCATCTAATTTCTCTTCAATACGCTTCAAGTCTTCTTTGATCTCAGTTACATCTCCTTGTGTAGTCATAATAGTCTGACGAATCATTTGATCCTTCATATCAAACTCCATCCTTGAGACCTCTGGGTCTGGTGGGATTGGTAATTCTGCTGCTTCTCTTATGTCAGCCTGTAGAGTAAACCACATTCCAATAACTGTAGCTACGAAGAATAGGATAATACCTATTGTCTTTAGATCAAGAGTGACCTGTGTTCCTTCGTCTAACTTTGCCATAACTTATAAAATAATAAAGTTTATACCTGTTGAAAATTCATACCAGCTTCTGTTCCAGTATTTATGATACCTTCCTTCTGCAAAGATACCTAATGATCTATTGAACCTGTATCCAAATATCATACCACCTGAGTAATCAATCCACTGTCCTTCATTGAACTGGTGATAACTGTAATCATCATCTGTGTCGATATGGTAAGGAAGTACATTTGCCCAAGAGTGTACCCAGAACTTCTTAGAGTAATGGTAGTAATCAAATCCTGCTACTAAAGAATATTCCCACTTATTAGGTAAAGCATTTCTCTGGTTGTTAGCATACTCAGAAAGTATCTGTGGTACTACTACTTCTTCAAATACTGCAGTACTGTTTGCTACTATCTCGCCATTAGGATTAGAATAAACATCTCCTTGACCTAAGGTGTTCCAGTTGTATCCCATATCAGTAGCTATCTTCATCCAAGGAATACTTCCA